AGCAGTCTTAACTTTTCTCTGTACAACGTTCTTAGAGAAAGCAACTGATAATTTAATAGATCCAATACCATATAAACCTGTACCAGCACCGCCAGGTGAACTGATAGTACAAGTTTGACGATCAGCACCGAATGAAACAGCAAGTTTACCAGTGTTTACATCTGCTTCAAAGTCTCTGATAGCACCAGTAGTCCAACCAGGACCGCCTGGATCATCAGCATTACCAGAACCAGTTCCTTGGTTTTCAATAGTCAGAATGAAGTTATCATTATCAAATACAGCAAACTGTTCATTCTCTCCAAGAGTTACAGTAACACCACCGTTAACAATAGTTTGACTGTTATAAGTTCTATATGCAGTGAAAGATTCATCAGAAATACTCTTGATAGATTCCTTCGGCATGTCAATGGTAAGGTTACCATTTTGATAATCTTTAAGGAATACTCTAGGACGTAAACGAGTTACTTTATTATAAGTACCGTCAGCAACACTACCAATAGTTTTTGCAGGATCTAATAGGACTTTCTGCTCAGAAGGAGTTAAGAAAATAATATTAGTACCACTATTTTGATTTGAAGAATTTACATTAATATCTGTCTGATCAACAGAATCAATTCTAAATGTATTTGTACCAGTTTCTGTAGATACACCTACAGAAAGTACATCACCTGGTCTTAAATCAGAAGCAAAGTTTGAAGTAAAACCAGTCAATGCTTCTGCACCACTGCTAGTTAAATCAACAGTAAAGTTTTTACCTCCAATATCTTCAGCAATATTAAGAAGAAGGTCTGCAGTGAATACAACAGTAGAAGAAAGGTTATCTGCCTGTTCACGACCAAGAACAGATCTTACATCTGCAATATCAAAATTAAAACTTGCGGTAATGGTAGTCAATGCGACACCATCAAAGTTAATAGTTTCTCCGTCTTGGAAGTTTCCTCTAACACCTAGAAGTTTAATAGTAGTACCATTAACCTCTGCAACATATCCTTGTGCTCTAGAAGAAGCACCTACAAGAAGATCGTGCTCTTGAATAGAAGCTGAAACGTTAGCTGTCGTATTGATGACAGTGTACATGTCTATATCAAAGAGATATAGCATATTACCTTGAGCACCATTAACAATACCACCGTTAGTTAAGTCATTGCTAATTTGTGCAGTACGAGCAAAACCAATGATGTTACCATCAGGATTATTATTTCTAGCAGCAGGATTCCAATCATCACGGAGTTCTAACATCTGATAGTTCCATGACAAACCAGGACCAGTTACGTTTGGCCAACCCCAAATGTTTGTGACAAGAATTGACTGTGCAAGTTCAAATGGAATAGTTGTGTTCTGAACAGCACGGGTATCTCTTGCCTTAGGAACGTCAACATAGGTAGGTGCAAGGTTTTCAATACGGTAACCTTTAACATACGCCTTACCTGGTGAAACTTCACATGAATAGTATTCATCAGATGCAATTTGACCAGCAGCAGATTGTTCCCCTGCAGGAAATACACCATTATTAAAACCATCATCTAGATGCTCTCTGATAGTCATATCAAAACTATCTACAGCATAGTCACCTGATTCTTCATAAGTACGAAGTGCTAATGATCTTTCAAGTTCTGAGTATTCTGTTCTTTCTACGAACTGCTGAACTCTAGAATTTCTAAGTCTTAAAAGTTCAACAAAGTTTTTATCTGAATCGTCATCAATCGCTTTCTTTACCAGCGTAGTTCTGATCCTAAATCTGTGTGCACCAGGAGCCGAGTAATTACTAGTACCAGCAGCATTATCGTTAAGGGAAGGATCATCTTCCGAAGTAATAATAGATTCACTGACCGCAAGTCCTACTCTGTAGGATGGAGTATTTGTATATTGATCAAGAATGATATAAGAAGACGGAACGTCAACAAAATATCCACGAATAAAGTAAACACCTTCATTAATATATGCAGAAGATGCAATTGCAGTTGCTTCGTTAGGAAGCATCTGTCCAAAGGGTGAACCTTCCTCAATCAGAGTGGTTCCGAAGGTAATGTCAGCATCAGCAAGTAACTGCTCATTATCCTTAAATGTTTTAACTGATGTCTCTGAAGTAGAGTCAGCAGAGTCAATATACTTAACGTAGAGAGTGATATAGCCGCGCTCAGACTCTACGGAAGAAATTGAATATAATACTTTTGCCTTAATACCTGTAGTAACACCTGTAATGGTTTTACCATTTAATTGCGTTCTATACAGCTCAACATCAGCACCTAAGAAGTTTTGCTGTAACAGGATTGCCTGAACATCAAGGTCATAACCAATCTGACCAGGAATAACCATCGCACCTTCTTTGAAGAAGTGCTGTCCCATGTTTTCCACCTGATTTTGCATGATGGATTGCATGGTGGTAAGTTCCCTTGCCTGAATTGGGAATCCAGGTCGGAACAGTACCTTATAAAAATTTTTATCCTTGTCAAAGTCGTCGTAATACGGCGTGACGTTAAGGTTGGTATTCTGCGGCATTTTGAGGTACTAACTTATTAGAATTCAATAACAATTTTGATGTCTTCAATCTGGTCGTTTGCACGACTAATTGTCCTTCTGTTATCTATGTAGATAACATTACCACTGTTTGACTCAATTTCTGGTTTAGCATAACCAGATGTAAATCTCATACCAAGGTCATATTCAGTGTTGTTAATGACACGAGAAGACGTATTAGGAACTGCTGGAAAGTTCACGTCAGGGTCACCAGAGGCACCAGATGATGCACCTTGAATAGCATTAGAACCATCAAACTCATTAAGTGAACCTGTAACGGCTGGGAAGATACCATCAACTCTGTTCTGATAATATTTAAGAACTTTAGTTGTAGTATTCCATGAAACAACTTTACCAGTTGCAGTAACTGATTGACCACCAACGATACGAGTCTGTGTGATAGTTTCGTCAGGGATAAAGTTACCTTGGAAAGTTGTTGGGAAAATAACTGCTCTAGAAGCAGATAAAGTCAAGTCTGAAAGAAGTTCGGTAGTACCGTACTTCTTAGGGTTAGTTGTTAACCCGATACGACGGTAGTCGTTGTCAACTGGGAAGTCGCCAGCACCTTCATCGTAGGATAGTTTGGCGTTAATCATGACGCGATATGCACCCATTTCCACCACAGGGTCTTTTCCATGACCACCAGGAGGAGGGATGATAACGTCAATTTGTCCACCTGTACCAGTACCGATACCAGAGATTGCATCAACGGTAACTTTACCGAAGGAATAACCAGTACCACCAGAGGTTACAGTAGCAGATATAACGCGACCCCCATCAACCACAATAGATACACGGCCACCAGTACCATCTCCATTGATAGAAACATTATCATATGTACCATTGTTATAACCAGATCCAGATGAGGTAATGATAACAGTATCAATCTCACCTGCTACAGCGTTTGATGTAATTGAAGCATCACTGAATACAGGCATGTAATCAGCAGAGAAAAACTTCAAAACCTGTGCAACAGGGATAGTATAGACATACTTCCAGCGATACCCATCAGCAGTGGTAATAATGGATGTACTTGTGCCAGTGGGCTCAATAGTGGAAGGCTTACCATTAGGGTCACTAGGAGAAGTACCGTTATAAATGCACTTATAGACCTGATAGTTAGAATTGACGACATAAAAGTCTGAATCGTAGAGCTTAGTCGCACCAGAGGACGCAGTATTCGTCGGAGAATAATCATGGCGATACATGTCGTATGTAAAACCGAGTCCACCAGTGGTTTGCTCGGGAGGAATCCAATCAATACGACGAACAACTTGAATCGTGTCGGCAGCAAGAACACGCTTCAATGACATCATATCATCGTAAGCATCGGAAAACTCATCAAATGAGTCAACTGCTTGCGGCGGTGAGTTTTCATTATCCCACTCCTGTGGGCGACCAATAAAGATGTATAGACGATCTCGGTCGTCACCCGCAACAGTATCTGACGCAAGAGGGTCGGGACCTTCTAACGACTTGATAAATTTCTGTGCGGTAAAGATTCTGAACTGGTCAGTTAATAGAGCTGCCATTGCCTAATGTAGTTCCTCCTTATTATTTATCGTAGTTTCTAAACCTTATTCATTCCGAGCAAGGGTATCATATTCAATACTTTGAATTCTCCATGATGCACCACCTGCTCCATTGAGTTTTTCTCCACCCAAGATTACCTCTGCAACTGCACCAGAACCAGTGGTATCTCCACCAGCATTAGTAAAGGTTACTGTAGGATGAAGTACACCTGCAGTTACAATCTTCTCATATCCATAACCACCGTTGGTCACAGTGATTGAAGCAACTTGGTCACCATCTCCTGTCATGGATACCGTACCAGTTGCTTGCAGTTCACCACTATTTTCAACTGTAATGGTAGGTGTCAATGTGTAATCAAGACCAGGATTCAATACGCGGATCTGAGTAACCGTTGATCTTTCTGAGAATTGATAGAAATAACCATTGATACCAAGGTTTACATTATTAGTAAAATATGGAACTGGGTTAATTACTGTCAATGTTCTAGTTCCAAGATCCCATGATTCCACAGTCGCTTGAATAGAAGAACTCTGACCCGTTACAGTTTCACCAACAATAAAGTTGATACTATTATTATCTGTGTCATCAAAGGTAATTTTTATTCTTGAAGTATGTTCAATACCATCTCCAAGACCACCTGCAGATTCAATAGTTGCATATTTGAATGGAATTGATGCATCTTTTACTTGATCACCGAGTGAAAATAGTGTGGTGTTAGTACCACCCTGAGTCTCTTCAATACCATATAATGAATTATATATACCGCCATCTAGATTAATTTGATCTTCAAACTCAGTTCCAGTGTTTACAAGATCAGGAATTCCATCACCAGCACCAGAAAGTTCATCGTCATCTTGGAACTTCTTATCAGTCAATATCAACTGATAAACTACAATATTGTCACCAACAGAATCTTCAATGACATGTGGTAATTGGTTCAGATTACTAGCAGAAGGAGTGCCGCCATCAAAAGCAACTGTCCTATCTGAAGTAGAAGGGATACCACCATCAATGAAAGCAAGTTCGTCAACTTCAAAGATGACAAATAGTTCTCTAGTGTTTGGATTCCAATCATATACTTTTGCAATTTTGTTAGAAGCATTATCTACTCTACGAACAACCCTATCACCAACATTAAATTCATATGTAGATACACCATTAACGTTCTGAATACCATCAACAATAACTCTTTGGTCATATCTGAAATTAGTACCACGAGTACATCCTAAAAACTTCTTGGCATTTTTACTTGTATATTCAATAATCTCTCTACCGAGAATAAATGTACCAGAACCAGGAAATGCATCAGTAGATTGAACAACCACTTCTGTGGCATTAGTATTCAATGATTGCTGAAGACCTGTGATATAGAAAGAGGATGCGTTAAAGGATTGTCTTGTTCTAACTTTTCTTTTTACATTTACTAATTTAGTAAAGATAATATTAGGAGGAGATGTATATCCACGACCAGGATCAACAACATCAATACCTACAATTTGACCTTGATCAATTCTTGCAGTTGCTCTACCTCCAACACCGCCACCTCCAGTAATTAAAACGAAAGGAGGTTCTTGATAGAATCTACCTGGATT